TTCTCAGGATCATAGTTAATGAATATCACACCACTAAAATTGATGAACTCAGGAAATACTATGTGATGATGTGGTTCTTGCCAATTACCTTTATCATATACATTTATCCAACTGTTAACTATATTAATATTCACCTCAGGTGGAAAATATTGATATAGGTAAGGTGATAACATTTCACCTAATTCATCAGGTGCTACAATATCATTTTCATCAAAGAATGTGGTTTGTGTATCACAATTCCATTTACCTTTAGATGAGTTTAATAAATGTTTAGCACTATCATATAATTTACCAAACACATCCGAATGGTTACGGATGTGTACATGGTGGTATTTAATAGGGAATAAATCGTATGTATTCCTCATTAAACCGCTTCCCTTAGTCTAAGGTATGTGTTGGTACTGGTAGCAAGTTCCTTGCTCTTTGCAGGTCTTCTCTGACCCCATGCAAGTAATACTTTCTTACCTTTATCTTTCTTCTCTCTTAATCCATCAAATCTATCTTCATTTAATGCGTGCCATGCACCATTTTTCTGAAGTGTGCAAGGTTGATTGATAGTTAGGATAGTACCGTTATCATCACAAATATCATAGAATACTGATTGTCCTCTATTTGTTGTAACTACATGAGTTGCAGTTCTTAATCTAGATTGTAATGCAGCATACTTCTTATCTGTAACTGAGAATAGATAGTTACCTTTACCTATGCACAATAGATGCTCATCAGATACAATACCAGTTGCTTTTAATAGTCTCTTTAATACTAATTCATTGTCAATCTGGTTAACTGCTTCAGTAATAGTAGCAGCAACTTGTGTACCTATTGTTTTGCAATCTGTCTGCCATTGATCCTTAACATTATCCCAATGCTCTGCTTGATCGCTATTAATGTAGAAATTACGAACTGCATCATTGATTGCATCTAATTGATGATAGTAACTTATTAATTGTGGTGCAATTTCAGCAACTAATTCATCTCTTAATTCTCTCTTACTACCTTTAAACTTATTACCTTTACTATCTTTATACATTCCTGGAGAACAGTTAGTATTATCAAACAAGAAATTGTTTAATGTTGAGTTAAATGTTCCAGAACATACTTGTATAGAATCAAATCCATTTTTGTAGTTCTTAACTGATACTGAAACTTGTGAACAATCATCAAATGTGATTAATAGATCACCTTTTAGATTCTTGTTTCTAAACTCAGCATCTACACATGTAAAGTAGAACTTTCTATTAGGATAAGACTTAATAAACTCAGGTAATAGTCTATGTACTGTCTTATCTACATTTGTCTTATACTTTGATGATAAGAATTTAGATAATACTCCACGTTCTGTGCAGTATGTGATCCACTCTTCTTCTTGAGTAGCAGCACAGTTTGAGATCGCAACCTCATTATTCTCTGCTTGCTTTTGTAATTCTGCTGCAAGATATATTTCAGCAGCATCTTGGATGTAGTGATCTGTTGTTGATCCTGCTCCTTTTTTGGTCTTTGTTGTCATCATCTCCTCCGAGACTAAAGTGATTTGTTTGTTTGTTTAATCTAACCAAGATTCAGATTTGATCTTGAGTAGTGATGGGTTCCTCTGAACCTCATGCTGATATTCTAACTCTTTATGTAACTGATTGAGCAACTTTGTAATATAAGTTGATCTTTCGAGTTTGCTGGTTAGTGTCATCAACTGCTCAACATGCTGTTTTGCTTTAACGAGTGCATAGCACTCTTTTGTTGAGACCTCTATCTTACCATCCATTTAAAATACTACTCCTTGTTGTGTGATGGTTGCCGAACTGTCCTTAGGGACATGATCTGCAATTGCTCCTAATGATATTCTCATTCTATCATGCACATAAGGTGGATTTCCCTTATGTATCAAACTACTATCAAATACTATTATTCTACCTTGACGAAATCTAACTCTATCACCAGTTGCAAATTCAGTATCACCTGATTCACCAAATGCGTGGTATATTACACTTGTTGCTGGTATGTGTCTATCATCATGGAATTGTGATTCCATATCAGGTGATTGAGCATTAACTAATAACCTATGGATATGTGATATGGGTTTATCTTTACATATATCTTTCCTTATACATTCACAAAAATAACTAAAGAACCAATAGAATGGTGATGTATCACTAAAGTCATTATCCCTAATAACAGTATTACCCCAGAATCTAGTCTGTTTATAATCACCATAAGGTGCATTATTATAGTACATAGGACAATATTCAGTTAACCATTGTCCTACGTCATCAACAATCCAATCAGGAAAGTATCCATCAATTACCTTGACACCTTCTATATTATATGTCATTCTGTTTCCCTCACTTTAAAATTAGCAGAGATTGTGATACGTTTGTGTTTAGTTTTTTGCATACTCACTTGATGATGTTGATAAGCAGGGAATATAATTATATCCCCTTCATTAACCTCAGGGAACCAAGTTGTATTAACTGGGTAATACTTACTGAAGTTCCCTATATGTATATTTTGATCGGGATAATAAAATATAAAATTAGCATCCTCCTCAGGTATATAGTCTACAAAATATGCACAACTAAATGTGCAATCATCCCCACCTGAGTGAGTATGTACATCTTGCATATCTCCTGTATTATATACATTTATCCATGACTCAATCATAACAATTTCATGCTCAGGTTTACCACCTAATTTCCTGTGCATACTCATTATATTATCTTGTATTTCCTTCTCAAATACATCCCATGAAAAATCGGTTAGATTTGTATTACTATCAAAACTAGATGATAGTTTACAATTCCAATCGACTGGGTTATTTAATTGTGCATCACGCAATTCACTAAGAAATAGTCTCTTAAGATAATCGTGACTAGACACTTCACCATGATAATAAAATCCTGGAAATAGTGCCTTAATGTCTCCCATACTAACTCACTAATGAAACTGGTGGTTTACCCTCAACAAAAATAGCATCAACTACTTTCTGTAATCTCTTGACTATGTGCTTTGTCTTAGGATGAACTGGTACTGTAACATAACCTGTTGGTTTATTATATAGTGACCAATTCATAGGTGCTAACTCACCACTATTAATTCTTGCTCTATCGTCAGCATCTAATCTAATGACTCTACCAATGGTTTGTGCCATCTCTACAACTGACAAATATCTCATCATAATAGTATGAGTTAATCCACTTACATTTATACCCTCTGAAAGAATACTGTAATGAAAGCATATAAAGGATATTGTATCATCTTTTGCCCACTCACGCAATGTTGTTAGAAACTCGTTACGAGATACTTTCTTATCATTAACATATGCACCAAATTTACTGGTTACATGTAACACATTAATGTCTCTCTCTTTTAATTCCTCTAACAATGATGATTGACCCAACATCTTACCTAATACTTTAGAACTAGGTACTGATACTAATACCTTAAGCACACCATCATCATAAGCATTATCAATGATGTCTATTATACTATCTTGTGCAGGTTTCTCAGTATTAAATGGTACTATGGTAGGTGGTAATATAGTTCCACTCTCAATCAATTCTGTTGCCTGTACATTACAGATGATGTTACCATATACCTCAGCATTATTCATGCCCCTCTCGTGCTTCCTAGACACCCTAGGTGTCGCTGTCATGTAGTAGCAACGATTAGATACATTCTTATTAGCGAAATACTGAGTTGCATTAAAGAATGATTTTGCTACACTATTGTGTGCTTCATCAAAATATATTGTATCAACATCAGTCACTATTCTATGAAGTGAATGATATGTTGTGAATATTATTCTATGCTTAACACTATCATCAACCCATTGGATAATCTCCTCAGGTTTTGTAGTATTAAGATATTTACTCTTGCCACTATGTACATGTAACACATCAGCATCTATATGTGACATAAAATCATCACATAACTGTTGAGATAATAATATGCGAGGTGCTACTACTACAATAGTTTTAGGGATACTACTTTGGAACTGGTTGATAGTATCCTGTATCATTATAAATGTTTTGCCTCCACCAGTAGGCACTATGATTTGACCCTTATCTTGCGTAGTCATTGCTTCCAATGCTCGCTCTTGATGTGGTCTCAAAGAAGTGGTCACTTAATCAATAATAAGATTTGTGTAGGCATGACTACTTGCCTACCTTTACATTATACAAATAAAAAGCACCCTTATTGGGTGCTTGTGGACAGTTTAGTGAGTGGTTTACTTAGCGAACTCTTTCTTATATGTGGTGACAACGTAGTCTTTGACTTTGCTGTAACCCCATTTAATATCATTTACGAGTGCATTTACTTCGTAGTTATGAATCTCAAGTCTCACTTTAATATCATTTAGATAATCAGTGGATTTGAGAAGAGTGCTAGGTCTCACTGATGTTGCTTTGGTTGCTTTCACTTTAATGACCTCGACTTTAGGTTGTGCAGGAGTAGTCTTGCGTGTCCTTCTTTTGCGAGGTGTTGCAGTTGGCATTTAGTTAATGGCAGATATTGACGAGAGTAACAAAAACGGTCTGTCTGTGCATTTTACCCCCTCGGTCATGTGTCCGCTTCTGGGATCCGAGTTGCTTATGGGATCGGCATCTTTGTCGGACTAGAGGGGAACCGCTTTGTTTCCCATTAATACAATACCATATGGTCAACCACTTGCAACAGGGTGTGTGCCACTTCTATGAGTGGACTGTACAGCACTTGCAATCTGGACACTCAATCTCGGACTCATAGTTATGTAGTTTCTTTAGTAGGTGACTGTATTCTTCCTTCATATAACCAGTAGGATGATTGCCACATACCCAATGCTCATAGTACTCACATGCTCGAATCATGCGGTTAACGTCCTTCTCATTAAATTGCATCATAATAGTATAGCACCAATAATAAATCCTTTTCCAAATGCTAGGCATAACATCTGATAGTCAGTCAAGTTATACTTGTCTTGTATCTTCTTTGCTAGTGCCTTATCCCACTCCTTAACCTTAGTAGCAAACTTACATACA